AACTATTCCTGCTAAAAATATTAAGACACTTACAGCTCCTTTACCTTTGTTCATGTCTTGTCTTAAATTTTTTATATCTTTACGCATTTCATCTATAGCTTTAAATAATGTTTTCATTCTTTCTGCACAAATTGCTTCATGCTTTGATAGTCTCATACCTGTCATTTGATTCGTTAATTCTTTCGCTGTCATAGTTTTTTTTCTAGGCATATTAAGTTCCTATAGTTATTTCTCTGCATTCAAATTTTATAGCAAGTCTTTCATCTTCTATTCTATCGCTATATAATTCTTTTAAAGTATTATGTGAAGCCTTATAGCCATGCAAAATACAATCTTTATATGAATCAAATTGTAAAGGCATTATATGTGATGCCAATGGAACAGGATATTGAATATCAACAAAAGTAAATAAATGTAATGTTAGTATAAATTTCATAATATTTAATTATAGTTAAACAAGTGAGTATGTGGTGTGGATTTAATACCCACTTGCTAATTTTTTATATCAATTTTTCTTTATAATATCAATTCTGTTAATTCAAAATTGTTTCCTAATTTTCCTTTATAAAAAGTATTAAAAGCTAAACTTATTCTTGTATTATTACCTTGTTTAGTTTCTACTTGATGAGTAGTTGATGATGGAAACATAAATAAATTACCTGTTTCTACAGGAAAATACCAAGTATCAGAGTTCCACAAATTAAATTTTGTTTTATCTATTTCAGGTCTTATTTGTTTATATGATATAGGATGTGAAAAAAGTATTTTATCATTTTTTATATCTGAATTAAGATATAAAACGCCAGATACTATTGAATTAGGATGTTCGTGCTTATGATGATATTGATTAGATTCTGTGTAATTTAACCAAGATTGTGTTATGTAAAGTTCAAGATTATTTTTTGGACATATAACTGTATCTAAATAATTTTTACAACATTTATCTAAAAACTTTTTAATATTTTTAAATTCTTTTTTATTTAATATATAACTATCTTTTGTATGAAGGTTGCCTGTATTATTTTTGCAATATTTCTTTTGTTCATTTACAAATTGTAATTCTTGTTTTGTAAATTCTCTATCTATTTTTGTTATATAAACAGGTGTTGGAAAAATATTATTAATAATTGGTTTTTTCATTAATAACACCAAGATACTAAAGAGTATCTTTTTCCTTTTGTTACTGGTTTTACTAAATGAGGATATAAAAAAATTGATGGGAATATAATTAAATCTCCAGGTTTAAATTTTATTTCAAAATCATTAAACATTATAAACTCTCCACCTTCATAATTATTATTTAATACACCAACAATGCTTAAAATTGGAATACCCCTTCTCTCACCTGTAAATAAATTATGAATATGATCTATGTGTTTAGACATAATTTGATTATCTGCATATCTATTAAATCTTATTGGAGTAAATCCTGACCAACCACTAAATTGTTCTCCACCTATTTTATCTATTAGAATATATTTTTCTAAAGACTTCCAAAGTAAACTATTTAATTCTTTATATTGTGTTAAATTTTTTCCAAAACAACAATCAAATTCTTTTTCACCATTTTGACTAAAAAGTTTATCTGGATCAATGTTATTATGATATTGATGTTTGTGCCAAGTATCTGATTCTAATTCTTTTATTGTTTTATCTAAAATATTTTTTGGAATCCAATTATTAAGATGAAGTATGTAATCTTTTAAATTACTCATATACTTCTATTTTATTGATCTAATTGCCATTGTCCTGTGTCTTCGTTCCATTCATATTTTTGTCCATCATCTGGTTTAGCAACTGGTGCTTCCCATTGACAAGTTTCTTCATTTAATATCCAGCTTGAATAAGGAGTTGGTGGTACAAAAGCATCTAAACTTTCATTATATTTAAAACCAATTCCAGCATAATTTTTTCTAAACGGAGTACCACCCAAAAGGTGAACCCCACCTATTGTATTATATGATGTCTGTTTCCAAACATCATTAGTTCCATAAATTTTATTTAAAAAATCTACTCCAGCTTCTTCTGTTGTTGCAACATCATTATGTACTACTTCAACTTTTAAAACTTTATTTCCTACTCCTAATTTTGCAAAATGTGCCATAATCTATCCTGTGTAAGTTCCTGTTCCTGTAAAAGTCACACTTGTTTTACCAGTGCCACCAACATTAGTAGCGACTGTTGGAGAACCTGTGACTGTTCCTGAGTAATCTGCATCTGCCATAGTTATAATAACAACACCACTCCCACCAGAACCAGCAGTGCCTGAATTTGATGCACCTCCACCTCCACCTCTGTTTGCTGTTCCACTTGTAGCTGTGCCTGTTTTAGACGCAGTTCCACCACCACCATTTCCTCCAGCACCCTGTGGACCTGAAGTTTCAGTTGTACCACCACCACCTCCAGCATAAAATACTGCTGAACCTGTTATTGAATTAGATGCTCCTACACCACCAGCACCACCTGAATTATTTGTAGCATCAGCACCGACAGCACCTTTACCACCGCCTCCGCCTCCTCCAGCTGTTCCATCTGGAAAACCACTACCACCATTATTTCCTTGTCCTGAAGTTCCACTTCCACCAGTAGTACCTGGAAATCCTCCACCACCACCAGATCCACCATCTCTACCAAGTTTATTTCCACCACTGTCTGAACCACCTCCACCTCCACCGACAGTATCTATATCAGTTATATCTGAACCAGAAAAAGAACTAGCAGAACCATTATTTCCTGGTGTAGCACCTTCTGCACCACCAGCACCAACAGTAGCAGTATAAGTAATTCCTCCATTAATTGTTAAAGCAGAACCACCAAAATTTGTAAGCATACCTCCAGCACCACCACCACCAGATTTATTAGTAGTACCAGCACCTCCACCAGCAACAACTAAATATTCTATTGTATAAGATTGTGGTGTTTCCATAGTGACATCATCATCTCTTACAGGAATCCAACCTTGCGTTGAACCTGAATAAACTATTTTAATTGATTGACCATTTGTATTATAAGATGGTTTTGGTGATGTATTTCCCTGAAATTTATTTGATCCTTGATCTAATGTTAAAGCATTAGTTCCAAATTTTCTTGCAAAATCTACAAATTCTATTTCATCTCCTACACTTGGTGAACCTGGTAAATCAACTTCAAAAGCACCTCCTGTTGTATTTATAAAATAACCCTCTCCACTAGCAGCTGTAAAGTTTGAAGTTTTAACTGCTGATTGCCAATCTGTTCCTCCACTAACTGCTGAAAAACTTAAATTACCAGAACCATCTGTTTTTAAAAATTGATCTGCTGAACCATCTGCTGCTGGAAAAGTTAAATTATCTATTGTTACTTGTCCGCTTCCTTTTGGTTGTATTGATACACCTATATTAGTATCTCCACCAGATGCAGTAAAAGTTGGTTTGTTTCCAGTAGCTGCATTATTATAAGTAATTTCATTAACCGCAGAACTTGTAGCAGTTAGTTTAAATAATTCGTTTCCATTTGTATCTAAAATAGATGTGCCTATTTTTGGTGATGTTAAAGTTTTGTTAGTAAGTGTTTGTGTACCATCTGTTGATACATCACCAGAACCATCTGCACCAGAATAACTAAAATGTACTCCAACACCATCTGTATTTGAAAATGTACCACTTGATACCACATGATTTACTGGAACTTTTGTATATCCTGATGCGTCTGTAACAGCACCAGATACTTTGAATAAAGCATA